CCATCCTAAGAGGCGAACGGCGTAAGACGGTACAAACAGTAGGGTACGCCACCGCAACAGCCCTAGCGGCGTTCCTACGGCATGAAGCCGACCGGTATTAAAGCCACCGAAAAAAAAACAGTGAAGCCCCGATCACCACGACCGGGGCTTCATCATATCCAAGGAAAGACTATTTGCCTTCCAAAGCATCCTTGGACAGTTGACCGCCAAGCGCCTGATTCACGACCGTGTACACGGTCTGGGAGACGCCCACGACGGCGGCAAGCACGACACCCCAGCCGTTGCCGGAGAACCCACCGGTGGCGGCGATGGCGATAGTGCCGAACACGAGGGACACGGCCAGGGACACAAGACCCGTGTATTCGGTCGGAATATACTTCTTGAACGCCTGCACGAACGCGGGGGTGACAAGAGCCACCATAGCGCCGGCCAGCGTGGTAGCGGCTGTAATATCCATCATGGTTCCTTTCCAAGAAACAGTAGAGGCGCACCCATGTTACTGGATACGCCTCATATTCTACACGCCGATACTACCAGTACAGAACCTCACCCGGATAGATCAGAGCGGGATTGCCGGAACGGTACCCATGGATCAGCGTGTAGCTGATGCCATACCGGGCGGCGATGCCGCTTAGCGTGTCATTGGCACGAACCACATAGGAACGCCCGTAGTTCGGCGCGGCCTGACCACTCATACGCGCATTCACAATCGCCATCACCTTGGCGTAGTCGCCGCCAAGACGCTGCCGACGATACGGGTCGTTGCCGTAGTCGCCACGAATGACGGCGGTGGCGAGCGCGTTGTAATCGACGGACGGTGCGGGGGTGGCAGTAGAACCGCCTCCGAAAGTGACTACATCACCCACATAGTAGCGGTTGATGTCACCGCTTGGCGTATGCCATGCGGACAGGGGCCATGCGTTGTAGGCTACGGCGAGCCCCCAGATGGTCTCGCCCCACTGCATGACGTGGCTGATGCCACCCGTGCTGGGAGCGGGCTGGGGGTTGTTCGGCTGCACGGGCGCGGACGGTGTGTCCGGTGGCGTGGAGCCGCCGGACGGGTTGGCGTACAAATCCCACTGCCATGCGTCGCCACGGAACAGATTGAGGTCAATGGGACTCCACGTGTTCACCACGCCCGTGCCTGAGTACTGGCGCATGGCCTCACCGTATGCGCCGATCATCCACGGGTTGGCCTGATAGCCGGTCGGACTCATGTTCGCATATTGTGCGATCCACAAACCGTATCGGTCGCGGATGTCCTGCGGGATGGTGCCGGCAACCGGGCCGGTGTACAGCAACGGGCGCACACCGCCCGAAAGCCGCTCACATTCGGCCATGAAACGGCGTACCCAATTCCAATTGCCCCATGCGGGGTTGTCATCCATCTCCCAGTCGAGCGCCACGATGCCGTGACGCCAATAGTTGCTGGTGTTGCGGTAGAAGAATTGGGCCTCGCCCTCGGGCGAACCTCCCATGGCGTAATGGTATAGTCCGAACCGTTTGCCGGACGCCTGCGCCTGAGCGATCATACGGTTCGCATCCGTGTTGACGCCGGAGACCAGGCAGTTGTTGTTGACCTGTCCGGTGCCCCATGTGGCGCCGACCACCACGAAGTCCGCCTGCGTGCCGGCGATGTCGATGCCGCACTGCCAGTTGGACACGTCGATGCCCTGCATGTCCGCGAACGCCATGGGCGTGATCGTGAACATTGCCAGCACCGCCGCTAGAATCGCCATGAGACGTTTACGAAAACGGGTCATAGTAGAACCTCCAATCGGTAGATTGATAATCCAACTATGACCCTAGCAAACTTCCGGCCGATACCCTAAGACCGTGGCTTACCGTTCGGTTTGTCACACAAGTTACCGAACTCGCCACGGATTTCGTCTGGTAAATGCGGTTTCGGGTTCTCTTTGAGAATCGACGTGTCGATACGGTCCGTGATCTGAGCCAACCAGTGAAACAGTTTGCGCAGATATTCGACCGCAAGCATGTAGTGATCCCGGTAGCATTCCAGTTCACCCACCTGTTGTTCGAGCGTGTTGATACGTTCCTCCAACGGTTTGATAAGGTGTTCTGTCTGCGCGGACACGATGTCATGCCATTGGTCGGACGTGCTGTGCCTCCATGTGACCACGGCTGAGACGATTCCAGCCAGACCGCCCCCGCCGAGTAGGAGCGTCAACCATTGGAACCATTCAGGCATCACTACTCCACCTCGAACCAGTGCGGGCCGGGAGCGACGGTAAAGCTCCTCTGGAGGGTTAGATTAATTGACACCCCGCTGGCTATGGAGCTTGAGATATAAGCAAGGTTAGTCTCTTCGTCCACAATGCCCCTGCCTTTGAGGAACGATGCCAGCCTGGTGAGGCCTTCTGATCTGAAAGGCTTACCGTCCGCCATGCGAAACTCCAATGAGATTTTATTGAAGCTGAATGCCTCTTGGGTCACATAGAAACCGAACCAGACCCCAAGTTGATTAATGTAATCATCGGAATCGACGCAGATCGGCTTCGGTGCGATGTTGGGATACGAACGGGGAGAGAAGTACACAGTGGACACGCAACCGATTGCCGCGAACAGTTGTGAACCGTCTCCCATTTGGATGGTTTTGTCATCATAGGATACACCACCGAGTCTGCCCCTTGTCGCCGGAGCCAAGGCAAGCTCATTGTTGTATGCCGTCAAACCTTTGGTAGCGTCGAACATGACGCCAATGCCTGCGTAGGTATGCGCAAGCTGAATGGAAGAATACGCGAACGGAGGCTCAACCATCCGCACGTCCAGTTCGTTGTTCTCAGTGAGCATCAAACCGCGCTTATCGGATGGAAGCTTCACACTGACGCTGGAGTGACCTTGGGATTGATCCACTGTGAGTCCCTGTGCCGTTTCAAGCGAGACTACACCGTTGTCAACGTTGAGTCCATCACCCACCTGCAAGATGCCCTTGCTGGTATGAGAACCGTCACCAACCGTCTGCGCGGTCGCCTTCAAGCCGCCCGCCGAGTCGAACTCAAGGCCAGGATTGTCGGCGCTCAGGTTGACGGCCAAGCCAGCATCCGAGGAAACAAGCCCCTTGGTGCTGTCGATAAGCACGCCCTCGCCGGTCGGGCCTTTGAGACTCAGTATTCTTTGCGAACCGTTGACATGCAGTCCTTCACTGTCATCACGGAAGACAAGAAACACGCTACCATCCGCGTCCATGATGAACGCTTTGGCCGTATAGTTCGTATCAATGTCCGGCCTTGGCGAGATGTTCCCAGAATTTTTCGCAATCGAGTAGTCGCTGACCGTTGAACTGATGGCGGAGGCAAAAACGAACACAGGGAAACCGTCAACGCCCTGCGGACCGGTAGGTAAGCCCACCTCGACATTGTAATCCCCGTCAGCGTTCTTGTTGGAAGTGACGGTGGCCTGCTGTCCAGCCTGAAGCGTTGTTGCCGTAATGGAGGCGATGGAGGCGCCGCGCGGCAAACCGAGATTCATGGTCTTGTCCCACTTGTCGCCCGTCAACTCGAACGTGGGAGCCTCGTTCGGCTTCCGCTCGGTCACGGTTCCGGCCGCGATGTTCGCGCCGTCAACGAGTGACTGCATGTCGTTCTTCACCGTGTTCACGCCGTCGATGGCGGTTTTCGAATCGGTGTCGAACTTATCGAGTTTCGCTTTCGAACTGGTATTGAAGGCGTCAACGGCCGCATTGCCTTTCGTATTGAAGGCATCGATGGCGTTCTGCCCGTTCGTGTTGAACGTGGCGATGGCGGCGTTACCGCGATCCACCACATCCTGAATCTGACCGTCACCATGACTGATGAGATTATGCCATTCCTCCAGCGGATCCGGGTCAGTGCCGTCACCCGCTTTCAGCACGCTTTCATCAACGATGGCGTTGAAAGTCCGCGAGCACACGATTTCATCCTTCGCGGCACTGCCTGTGCCGGTGGTCTTCTGCACTTCGATAGCCATGGCGGTATGCGAGCCGGTGAGATTCGTGAAGGCGGCACGCGGGACGGTGACGCGGAACCCCCACGTGTTTTCACCGGTCGTGCTTTCGGACACGAATTTGCTCATTGTCTTGTATCCGCCCGGATAAGCGGTACCGACCTTCGGGTTGAACAGTAGACGTGCGGTGAATGTGACCGAACCGGGTTCGGTCGGGTCATCAATGACCTTGCCATCCTTCAACAGGCGAACCGTGATGGTACGGCCCTCCACGTCGCCGCCGCTCAGCCGGACTTCGGGAATCCAGTCATTCGCACCGTCGATATCAATGTCGATGTTGCGGTAATCGTCAAAAGTAGGCATTCCAGCTACCTCCTGAGTCCTTCTAGGAACTTCGTTTTTTCTTCACCAATACTAGCAGTCAGCCAATCCGGTACGCTTGACCGTTCCGCCGTCGAACGCGCCGACATGATGGCCGTGGAGCCGCCTGTGGGCAGCTTCGGCAGTCCAAGCTGTTCACGTGCCTTGTTCTGTGCCTCCACAAGCGATTCTTTGGGGTATTCCACGGCCGCAAGCAACGAAGCCCTGGACTTATCCGTATCCGCTGGGAGAGTGGCTTCAAGAGCCTCATAGAGAGGCGTGAACACGTTATCACCGGTTGCTTCGTCGTATATGTTCGGCGCGTTCTCCACGATAGTCGGCATCGCCTTCACACATTCCTCCACATCCGTGTATCCGAGAAGCAGCATATAGGAGGCGATGATGGCTGTGGACGTGAGAACGAACCTGCCTCCACAGGTCGCGCCTGAAGCGTTCCTCTCGTTCGGATTGTAGTCAAGCGTGACAAGCACCTGACCATGGTTCTGCTCATACTTCATAACCGTTCCTTTCATCAGAGAAGCACGCCAAGCGTATTGAGGTAGAAATTCACGTTGCCATCCGAGAACATCCTGGCGGAATTCCCGTACCTGACGTTCAGGTCGGACACGACATTTGGAACGCCGTTAATAGTGCTTACCTTCCATTGCGCAGTAGTAGGGCTTATCTGCACAGTCCTGGGCGCACTGTTCACCCACACCTTCCAACCACCGGCACTCGCACTCGAAACCGTAGTATCAAAGAACAGGTTGCCATCCGAGGCGATATGATCGAGCGTAGCCAAAGGCTTGTAACGTCCGCTCTTCGCCGGTTGCGCCGTGACATTAAACTCCATCCACTTGAAGGCGGGTATAGAAACGCCCTCCCAATAGAAGAACTGGAATGTACCAAGGTTCGTCCAATAACCGAGCTTGCCACCGATGTACACGTTTTGCGTGTCGGAGTTAAGCTCGATACCGAAACTGTTCGGGTTCTTCGTCTTGTCTGATACCCACATGGTAGCCACGTTCGGGGTGCCGCTCTGGGAGGAAAGCGAACCGGAACCAAGACCCAGTCCGGCGCTCTTGTCCTGAAAAACGTCGGTTCCAAGCCGCATGGCATGCAAGGGCTTGTCGTTATTCCTGTCCCAGCCGATATAGGACACGTAGCCGCCGTGATCGGCGACACTGCCACGGTTACGGTCGAAGAACCTGATGCCTGACCCGTCGGCGGAATCACCGGTGTTGGAAGTCCAATCGAAATCAGGGTAGAAGGACGCTTCAGAATGGCCGTCCGTCGAAACGGTCTGGAACTGCCCCAGCATGTGAAGCATGTTGTTCGACAAATCCCAGTAGCTCTTCCCATCGGCGGACTGGAGCTTGCCGGCCACGATAAGATCCGCGAGGAACCCGTCACCAGTGCCAAACGTCTTCCAATCCCACGACCCATCCGCCTTCTTACTGTTGGCGATACGGAAATACCCGCCGCCAAGCTGAATCGCCTTATCGGGGTTCTGCTCAATGGGCTTGTTATATACGATGATGCCTTCGCCTGGCGTCATGTACGTCCAGCCACCGGTCGCGTTCAACACCTGATTCAACCCGTCAACGACCTGCTGCATGTAGCCCGGCTTCGCGTTCACCACATCGTTCACCACACCACTGGAAGACCACAATTGACTGACCGTACTGTTCAGTTCGTTGTTGCGTTGCGTGTACGACTGGACGATGTTGCCAAGCGTTATCTTCATGCTGGTAATATCACCGGTCGGATCATCCTCGATGGCGAGCACACGGCCGCTGAGTCGAAGAGTCGGGTTGAACGTGGTATCAACGATCTGCACGCCGTCACCCAAATGAAGCTGTTGGATGTCGAAGTTAGCCAACTGGAGCGCGGCCACGTCCGCCGTGTAGGAGACCTTCGGCACGACAGACTCTTTGAGCGCGGCTTTCGTCAACGCCAACAGTTCGGACGGATCCTCACAATCGGGGAACTCCACCGTACCTTCGGCGTGGACCTTCGTACCATCCGGCCCGACCACGCCCCACTGTTGGGGCGCCGTTGAATCCTCCACGTACTTCTTCCCGTTGTTGACGGACGCGAAGTCGATTTTACGACCGTAACCACCGGTCGCATTGCCTTCGTCATCGGTCGTGGCAAGCCCTTTGCCGTATCCGTAAAGCCGCGTATACACGTTGTCCGCGCTCACCGTCCGTTTGATGGACTGAAGGTCGGAACCATACTCGAACCGTTTGCTGGAATCACTGCCAAGCCGACCCACATTGATAAGACGATGCTCGATATGGGTCATATCAACGGACGGCTTCACCTCGGTCTCGAACTCCACGCCGGCCGCTTTCAGAAACGTCTGCAAGGCGTTCAACGCGGACACGTGATAATAGTTCGTTTGCACGGTGCCGGACGCGATGGTACCCAACTCCCAGCGCGTGCCCTCGATGGCCTTAGTGACCGCCTCGGTGAACGTGCCGTTATTGATACGCTTGTCATCCACATACTTCAGGTCAAGTTCCTTGATGGAATCGACGGCGTTGAACGAGGAAACCGGAATGGTGCCCGCGCGTTCAACGGAAGGCTGTGTGACGATATACTCACGGTACTTGCCTTCCGGGTCTTTGAACACGATACGGTCATCCTTATCAACCGTATTCAGGCACGTGATGGAGAGCGTGTTCGTCCCATCCGTCTTGCGGGTGCGCTTGCACTGTACGACGTTAACCAGATCATGCTTGTAATTGCCGAAACGGTCATAGACTGCGAAACGGGTCAAGACGTGCCTCCCTAGAACATCCATCGCGGCGTGTACTCCATGATGCACGTCGCCCTCGGTTTCGGTCCCTCAACCGATATTAGCAGTCTGGATGTATCGCCAGGACGAAGCGGGAAGAACACGCTGTTCAACGTCGGGGCGAGGAAACCACCGGAACCTTTGACCGTATGGTTAAGCATGTCGAACGAGAGCGTGACGCCCGTATAGTATGCTGCGGAAGTCGTGCTCAGTTCCACCACCGACTGTTCCTCTGGAAGGCCTCCATTATCCATGTAGTAGATGCGGACCCGTTGCGCCGTGTCCACGGCGATATCCAATTTTGACGGGTAGAACTCCCTGTTACCGTAGAACAACGGCGCATCTACTCCATAGTTCGCATACAAGTCGGACGCGCCACCGCCACCAGTGAGACGGAAACCCACCGATTCCTTGTTGTCCGCATACATGAACGGGTCATCACAGTAGACCGAGCATTTCACCGAAGCGATGGTCAAGCCGCTACCCTCCCACACGTCCTTCCATGCGTCGACCGCGAGAGTACCACGAAACCACCCTTTCTGCACCCTCCACGAGACTTTCAGGCTACGCCCGTGCAAGCCTCCGAGATAACGTTTCGACTCCCTGATTTCATCCAACGCGCCCACCGTGAACAACGTGAACGATATGGTGCGGGAACCGAGATACGCGCGGCCCAGCGTATCCCTCAGCGTCGTGTCATACGACCCGTTGAAACCGGGCGCTGTCGTATGTGACAGAGAGGGCGATGCCTTCCCGATTTCAAGACTGGAGCGTTCCAGCCATAAACCGTGTTCGTCTATCGGGGCGCCGTCAACGGTCAGCACGAAATCACGTTCAACAGGCATGAGCGTTCGTGCGATGGGCGGGCATACACGTTTCATAATCAAGCCTCCCTATCGGCCTTCAAGGCCAGCTCTTCGTCAATGTCATCGATCATTGCGATTGCGAGGTCACGGCCTGTCGTGGTCAGCACCCACTTTTTGCCGCTCAAAGCGTTCGCCATGACAAGGCTCAACGCCTCCATGTCCACCGTACCCGAACTTCCAATACCGTTCGTACCAGTATCGTAGGAGCGTGTAGCCGTGCTGACCGTAGGTGCGGGCGTGACGCTCGAAGCCATGCTGTTGACAGCACTCACGTTCGCCTGCGCATCAACGTCATTGATCGGGTCGAACAGGCCGGTGATATCCGACACCGTGTCCTTCACGTCTCCAAAACTATCCTGCAAGCCTTCGTTCAAACCACCCATGATGGCGTTACCGGCCGGAACCAGCAGCTTCCTATCGTAGCTGATAGGACCCTTATGCGAGACAATCCAGTCGCCGATGCCACTGATAAACGAGGTAACGTTGTTCCAAGCGTTTTTCAATCCACGGAATAAACCGTTGATGATACTTTCGCCGGCTTTCCTGAGCAGGCCGCCCACGTTGCCCAATGCGGAGAGGATACGGTCTGGGATACTGTGGAAGAAGTTGACCACGTTGTTCCATGCGTTCTCCGCGCCTTTTTTCGCGTCATCGAACATCTTTCCGATTTTGCCGGGCAACGATTGGAAGAAACCGACTATCCTTTCAGGGACACTGCCCATGAAGTTGGTGAACTTTTCCCAGATTTTGCGCCCGGTTTCGGTTTGGGTGAAGAACCACACCAGCGCAGCCACCAACGCGCCTATGGCGGTGACAACGAGCATGATTGGGTTCGCGCTCATGGCTAAGTTCAACCCAATTTGTGCCACTTTGGCGATATTAGCGGCGAGACTGAAGTTTTTCAACGCGCTCACCACGGCGCTGATGACGCTAGCCACCTTGAATGCGGCGAATCCGCCGCCGATGGTCACCAGCGCAGCCGAGATAGGTTCGGCGTTCTCGCTGACCCAATCACCGAACTTAGTGAGATTGTCGGCCACCGACTGGATGAAACCGGCCGCGCTGTTGAATGCGTCGCCCAACATGGTGCCGATGCCGCTCGCGTCGTTCAATCCTGTCAGTCCGGGCGCTATCGTGGTGGCGATGTTGTAGAACGCCTGGCCCATCGAGCCGAGCGCGTTGCCCACGGCATCCGCGGCGTTCTTGAAGGATTCGAACGCTCCGGTCTTGCTTAGGGAGTCGGTGAACTCCTTCAATTTTCCGATGGCTTTCTCTGAGAAACCGCTCACGGTATCCGCGACAGCGTTCATAGCACCCGTCACAGCCGGTTTGAAAAAATCAAGTAAAGTGGACCCCGCCTTAACGGCAGAGGCCTGAAGATTGCCCAACGCACCATCGAACGTCTGCGTGCTCTTAGCCGCATCTTCCGCCGTATCCGACAAACCTAGTTCGAGAAGCGCCTGATTGAACTCGTCCGCCGTGATTTCAGCGTTAGCCATGGCTTCACGGAAATCACCCGTATACGCGCCATTCTTCAGCATCGCCTCCTGGAGCTTGCCGGAAGCACCCGGAATCGCATCGGAAAGCTGATTCCAGTTCTCGGTCGTGAGCTTTCCGGCGCCAGCCGTCTGGGTCAATGCCATGGACACGCTCTTGAACTCGTCCACGCCACCACCGGCGACGGCCGTAAGATTACCTGCCGCCTCTGCAAGCTTTTCATAGTTCGGCACGCCGTTCGCCGCCAACTGTGCGGTAGCGTTACGGATATCACCAAGGTTGAACACGGTTTGGTCCGCATACTTTTGGGTGCTGTCCGTCAACGCCTTGATCTTGCTGTCATCCACTCCTGCGAACTTCAACGTGGAGCTGAACTTGTTCGCGGAATCGGAAGCGTCCACCATCTCGCTGACAAGACCGCCGACAGAATCAATGACCTTGCCGGTTACACTGGAGGCGATGCCGGCGACGGCACCCCAACCGGCGCTGAACGCCTTGCTGAAACCATCACTCTTCTTCGAGGCGTTGTCCTGCGAGTCGCCGACGCTTTTCGTACTCGACTTGATACGCTCGTTCGTCTTCTCGACGGTGGCCGCGCCGGCCTCGTACTGCGACGTATCGATCTTGGCGTCAAGCTCGATGCTGCCGATATCCGCCATAACCGCCTCCTACAATATCAACGTCTCAAACGCTTGTTCATATCGCTCTCGAAACGCTTGTCCGCTTTCTTACCAGCGACGGCCGCATTCACCGACTGTCGCATGTCCATACACGATTTTACCCGTTGCACTTCCATGACTTTTCGGCCCGCATGAAGCATACGCCGGTAAAAGTCCGGGGTCATCCGGTTCATCATGTACGCTTCGACCGCACCCCAACCATACATGATGCCGAACTCAGCCAACTCCAAGTCCACGTCATCATAGCCACGCCGATTGTCCCGCGTATGAGAAGAGCGGAAACGCTGTAGACGCTCCCGCTCTTCAGGGGTAATCATTTCACCCCAATCAGCCATTCTTCACCTCGACGCCCTGCATGGCGAGCTTGATCAATTGGTCCATGACCTGCCTGTATACGTATTCGCTCTTCGACTTCGTGTCCCGCGCCCACGCCTTGAAATCATCGTTCGGACTGATGAGCGGGATAACCATGTCATCCATCATCTTCGACGCCTGAATGAGGCTCTTCGGGTCGGACCCCAGCATGTCGTTGAGGTACTGGATACGGTTGCGCTGTTTGACGATATTGTAGTAATCCTTCGTGCCGACCGGACGAATCGTGTACACGGTGCCGTCGATTTCGACCCGCTTGCGACGCAACGCCTTCGACGTGTCGAACACCGGCATGTCTTCGAGAACAACGTCATCGTCCGTGGTGTCATAGTCTTCGAAATCCGCGGGGTCGTAGTCTTCGAAATCAGTGGTTTCGGGTTCTTCAGCCATGATGCCTCCAAATATGAGTGAACCGCCCAACCAAGGCGATTGGACGGTTCATATTATACCGGTGGCCTGGGACGCGGCTACTTGGCCGCAGCGGTCACGGTGATGGGCAGCGTCTTCTCGATGCCGCCGACCGTGACGGTGGCGGTCGCGGTACCAGCCTTAGTACCGGCGACACGCACCTTGCCCTCATTTGTGACGGACACGGCCGCAATGTCGGAATGATCAACCGTGACGGACGGCGTACGCTCGGTCGCGTTCGCTGGAACCACGTTGATCGCCACGTCAACGTTCGTGCCGGTCGCGACGGACACGTGGTTGGGGTTGAGCGTGAAATCGGTGGGGTGAACCGAAATCGGCTCATACCGGCCCGTTTTCGGATTGTAGAGCGTCGGTTCGTCCAGAGACCCTTCACCGAAGATAACGGCGGGCACATCACCCGGAATCATGCTGATCTGAAGCTCCACCTCGAACGGATCCGTAAGGTTCACCTCGAACTCACCGCCGTTGGCGATAAGCGCGTTCGGAATACGAATATCTTGAGAGGAATCCGTGTCGCACGCATTATGGATTACCACGGTCACCGGGTCGGTGGTACGGCACTCGTTCGCGCCGAAGGAAACCTGACCCGGCGTGTAATCGTCATCGGTCTCATGGCCCGTATACTTGAACTTGCCGGCCTTCCACAGGTTCGGGAAGATACGGCCAAGGAAGCGGACGGACGGGATGATAACCGTGATGGTGGCGGACAGTTCATCATATGCGCCGTTCGGCACGTTGAACGTACCCGCCTGCGAACTGATTTCGGTCGTGGACGGTGTGACGGTGATGGTACCGATTTCATCCGCAATGCACTCGGACGGAATGCGTTCGGAACCGATATACACCTCTTTCTTGCCGACCAGTCTGTATTGAGTCATAATGACCTCCTACGTAGGTTGTTTGCACTTGCAAGCGAACGACACAAATGAAATGCCGTCTGCCCATTACTTTACTCGATGGCCTCGTAATCCTCCAATGAAGGCAGTCCGCCAGACAACTGGTATGACACCTGAAGCGTGATGGTCTTCACCCACCGTCCTTCCGAATCAACCGCCTCCAACGTTTCCGCCTGGGACGCGGACACGCTGATTATCCTGTATGACAGTTCGATAATCGGATGACACGACAGCTCGCACATGGCCGGAAGCACGTTATCACACCAGTCGTGGATATGAGCGTCAAGAAGCCCCTGATACACCACATCATCGGCGCGGGTGCTTATGGTGATGGTCGCCGTCTTCACGGCATGGTTGGCCGCGCCCGCAGTCAAGTTCACCCATACGCCTGTATCCGCCGAAACGGAACCATCCGACAACACGGGCGACGTGCCGAACCAGATCGTTTCACCATACTTGCCAAGCCCCGCGTTCTCCAATGCGAGGGCGAAAGCCAAATCCAACATGCGAGCCTCCTACATCTTGTCCGTGAAATACGAATCCGCCTTGGATTGCACGCTCTGCGCGGCACGCTTCAGATAGAAGCGGGTGGACGGGTGAAGCCGGTTCTCATACTCACGACGTTTAGCATACGGCACGTCACCGCCACCGAACGTCACCTTGCCCTTCAAACCGGATTCCATCTTGAACCTGCCCGAATTGGCTAGGGCGCGGGTCTTCTTCGGCGCGTTCAACACCGCCTGTTGGTGAATGTCCGACAACATGCGTGCCAGACCTTTCCGCATGATCTGGGTGCCCTTGCTTTTCCAGCTCGGATTATAGGTGAAACGGTATCCCATCACACACTCTTCCTTCCAGCCGGAACAGCCATCACGGACACGAACGGAAGATCGCCCAGGTCGAAATCATCACCACGACTCACCTGATTGATACGATATTTGCGTCCATCCAGCACAAGATTCATACCCAACAGCATGTCCGGGTCGGACACGTACTCAACCGGAAGCGTACCGGTTTCGATATGGAAACGGCGTTGAAGATTCCGACTGTTGTAGTCGGTGAAATCGTCGGAAGCGGTCTGGGTCTTCACCATGACGTTCAGCACGGCCACGACCTCGCTTTTCAAGCCCGGTGCGGCCGGTTTCGACAAGTCGCACGTGCGGGCCATCGCCGGAAACAGTTCAAACGGATCGCATTCACTCACAGGTACTCAGCCTCCCCCAGCCAGTACGGACGCTTCACACACTGGTGCGGCGTATCAATCATGCCAAGCACGCTCCACCCGTCGCACAGCCGCCAATCGTCAAGCAACGACTGGAAGCCCTGCAACGCGCGGCCGAAAGGCGTCAACTCGGAGGAACCGCCCGTATACGTGACATTCACATCCTCGATGGCCTTGCTTTTCACACGATTGTCGCCGTTGTCCGCCTTCGACAGTTCCACGATAAGCCGGGCGATGAACGCCTTCACGGCATACGGGTAATCCTCGAAACCATGCGTGCCATCCACGTACACCATCGTGCCGACCGCAACCGGACTGCCCTCTAGGGTGATAGTACGTCCAAAACGGCCCATAACGGCCCCATCCTCGGCATAAACCTCATGGTCGGGTGTAAACGTATAGTCCACGTCCTTCGAACCGATACGGGCCTTTTTCACGTTCGTGAACCAGTAGGGGAGCCGGACGGTCAGACCGTCATACTCCACATAGCCGACCACGTTCACGCCTTCCGATTCAGGTTCGAACGCATCACACGTGTACTTGGCGAGCGCCTTCAACGCGGACGGAAGAAACACGGCGAACAGGCCGGTGAACTTCGGCTGGAACGCATCCATGTCGTCCTTGGTGAAAACCATCTGGTACCTCCCTGAAAAAACGATTGTGCCCGCCTCCCATGATACAAGGAAGCGGGCACAAGACGGTCCTGTTAATCACGCCTTCAACGCGGCGATTACCTCGTTCACCTTCCCTACGGTGGTCGCAAGGTCCGTGTCGGTCGCAAGAGGGGTGAGCGCCGCGATTTGAGACTTGGCTTTTACAGCGGCGACGGCCTTCGTATCCGTATAGGCGTCCGTGAAATCGAAACCTGATCCATCGGCTTTCACGGCGATGGTCTTGCCGTTGCTGGTGGCCGCAGTATAGGAGGCGAGGTTGCCGGGCGTGATGCCGTTCGCGGCTGCGAGAATAGCCTTGCCGGTGTTGCCGACCGGAAGATACGCGGTGATACCCTTGTTGTCCAAGCTGATGACCACGTTCTTCTTCGTCTTGTCCACCTGGAGGGCATTGTCCGCCGTGGCGAAGGCAACCGGATTGCCGTTTTTATCGAGGAAAACAATATCCTTGACGATATTCCCCTCGGAGCCGGAGGGCTTCACGTCAACCATATGCGCAAGCATCGTAGCTTTGTTCGGTTCACTCATATTGAACCCCTTTCAAAAGTTCAATTCCAATGGTTCAAAGTTCAAAGGCCGGACAGTGTTTTGAACCATCCGGCCTTTGAACCATCACCGTCAGGCCTTCTTCACGATGACGGCGGCGCTGTTTTCCTTGGCGAGACCGCCTCCGGCGTACAGCTCCTGCAAGTACTCGTTGGTGTTGGTCTGAAGCGCGAAGTTGGTGAACGCCTCGATTGACGTGTCACCGACCACATCGTAGTTGGACGGCGTGAAGATGACGCCCAGAGCTGTCGCATCATCCGTGTCATACCACCATTCCGGCGTGATGATCTGGGAGACGCCCAGCACGCCGGCCAGACCCGCGTTACCCAGAGGCAGAAGGCTACGGCCGTTGGCGTCGAGGGACAGCAGCAGTTCAGCCACGGTCTCGGACTTGGTGACAAGCACCTTCGCGCCGGAAGCCTTCACCTTGGCGGCGGCACGAACGAAGTCGTACAGCAGTACGCCGTCAGCCGCATGATCCTGGGTCTTAGCGAACTTGTTGCCAGCCCACTCGGAATCCGAATCCTTCGAGTCGGTGAGAATGGAACGGAAGTGGCTCATGTCCGCATCGAAGGAACCAAGCACGACCTGCTTCTCGATGGTCTGGATGATACGGTTCGGAAGCTCGGACAGCACGTACTTCACCAGAGCGCCCGGACGCTGGGTCTTACGCACATCACCCTTGTTCAGGCGAATGTACTTGTACGTGTATTCCGCGTTCAGGGCACGCTTGATAAGCGTGATGGTCTCTTCCTTCTTGTTGGTGCCGTACACGGACGGAGCGTAACCGTGGGCGCGGCCCGCATCGGTGCTCAGGTCGGTGCTGTTCGCGCCGATGGTCAGCGTGTCCAAACCGGTCTTGTTGAACAGAGACCACAGGCCGGACCCGCGGGTGTTCAGAGCATCCTCGATGATGGAAATGGCTTCGGTCGGAATCAGCTTGGCCACATCATCCTGACCGATGCCGAACGAGGCGGTCTCGCCCATCTTGGAGGCGACGGTCTTCGCCCAACGGTCGTTGAACGCCTTCACTCCGAGGTTGTCGGTGTCGCGAAGGTCGCGTTCGAAGGCCGCGAGGGCGTCTTTGGAATCGAGCCACGTCTTGCGGTCGTGACCGAAGGTGGCGACATTGCCGGCCGGCTGGGAGCCCGGCGGGACGATACGGTTGAAGCTCATACCGTTTCCTTTCTTGCTGTTGGAAGACGTGACCGGAGCCGGGTCATCGGAAGCAGGCGGAACATCATCCGTGCCGCTGGAATCATCCCCGGACTTCTCGATGTACTTGGCGATGGCCTGTTCCACCGCATCGGAAATGACGCCTTCCAGTTCGTCCGCCTGATCGGAGGTGAGATCGAACTTGGAGGAAATCTTGTCGCTGATAATGGTCATGGCATTGTCTCCCTCATGTGAGTTGACGCTTCGGAGCGCGGCCCTTTGGTCGGCCCCCTTGTATACTACGCTGATTTCGACAAGCTGCGCATTCGAGATGACGCCATCCTTGCCGGGATCGTGATAGTAATCAATACTGATGCTGAACGAGTTGGTGAGAGCCCCATCCTTCGCTAACTGGTAGACAAGTTCGCCTGTCTCCACGGTAGCCAGCTTGGCTACGGCCTCCAGACCGTCTTCGTCCACGGTGAGCTTAGTGATGACACCGGCCTGCTTTCCGATGTTCCACGAATGGTCGATGAGCAACGGCAATGCCAGCTTATCGTCATCCGTGAGCTGCGATACTAGCTTCTTCGAACCGTCGATGAGCGGCGCTTCGAGTGTGCTCAGGTCAACGGTCAACCCGTTGTCCATCTGCTTGCCGGAATTAGCCAGGAACACCAGCTCCCTTTTACCGGATAGTTTCGCACTGCTTCCGGCGTCAAGGTTCAAGCTGCCCATAGTAACCCCTTTACTGTCGTGCGCGGTCTTGAATGGCCTTATGCGCGTTATCACGCCCATGATAGCAAGCCAAACCGACGATTTCATAATCACACAGCGCCTTGCAATTCGGGCATTTGAACTGCGCGTGCGAACCGGTCTCCAGCTTTCCGAGGAAACGTCCGCATTGCTTGCATGGAATTGGAACCATCATCATTCATCCACCACCTTGAACGTGGCGACGCAACGGCACCTCGGATGCCCCGAAGGCGTCTGCATGTCCACGAAATCGTTCGCGTAGATCTTGCCGTCGATGACCTGCACTCCGCCAACCGGCATGAACGATTCCTCCAATGGAATCGCCTTGCCGTTCTGCGCCGCACAGAAGGGGCATGGGTCCGAGGCGGTCGTGTTCCACACCTTCACCATCTTCACGCTCAGGTTCGTGGACAACGCCTCAGCCGAAAACAGGGAGCCTATGCGCTGCGCGTTCACCAGTTCGTTAACGGCGAGGAGCTTCGCACGGTCACCGTCAACGAAACGGTTCAACGCCTTCTCGATGTCGTTCTCGGTCCACTCGTTCGCATTGGCCTCGGCCAACAGCTCCTGAATGGCGTTGCGGCCGTTCGCCGTGAAATCGCCGGCCACATGGGTGACACGATTCTGATAGGCGGCATGATAGTCGGCGGGCAGTTCGTCCCACACGTACAGTTTCGACACGTCAACGCCGTATGAGTCGAGTATGGACTGCACGTCCGGGTGGGTGGCCGCATACTCTTTGACAGCCTCCATGAGCGGCTTTCCGGTCTTCTCCGCATACGCCTTCACCTGCGGGACAAGCGCCTCAAGCATGGCGTCGGACAGTTCCATGGAGATGACGCCGTACGGATCCTCGTACCCGCCGGACGCGAACGAATCGGAACGCATCTGGGAGATGATTCTCCTCAAGGCTTTCTTTGCCCCTCCAAGGGCCATATAGTATGCAACCCTCTCACTGGGTCGGATACGGTACGAAAACCCGTCAGAGAGGCGTACAGACCCCGTTTTGGACGTACTGAGAAGACTCCCAATCTCAGCAAGATCGTTTTCGTCATCATCGGACGGGTCATCGTCTTTTGGGAGCGCGTTCGCCGCCGAACCGGGATTGATGTTCAACGCCGTCGTCGTATCCTTCATCGTCACGCCAAGACGGCCCCACGAATCATCCAAACCAAGCGCCTTCGCCACGGCAACCGGGTCACCGCCATTGTTAACCAAAGCGAGGAACGTCGTGGCCTTCACGTTCTCGGTGTCCGCCTTCGCCTTCTCTTCGTCCGTGCGGGTCGGCACGTCCAGGTCGAATGTGATGTCGTATCCGAGTCCACCGGTAAGACGGTCCAGCTCGAACTTGAACTTGTCCCACACCGACAGAAGAAGCGGGTGAAGCGTGTTGTCCACAAACGTGCGTTCCGCCTGTTCCGCGTTCGCATACGTCTGACCCGAATCGATGCCGCGCACGATATCCGGCACGGCCAGAGCGTTCGCCATGCGACGGTTCACGATATCGTCGAGGCTAGCCAGATCAAGACTGTCGTTCGCCTGCTGGAACGGCGTCCACGAAATCTTCGACACGTCCGAAGGCTTGTTCGTTGACGGGTCCACCGGAACCATGTTGTACAGAACGCCATTCGCGTTGCCCGCGCCCCTGAAGCTGTCTTCGATACGCTGCTTGTTGCGCTGGAAGTCCTGCGGGTCGTCGGACACGATGCTCAGCATTCCGGCCGGCACCGCCCCGTTGCAGAAGTACCCGCGTTCGTAGTCGGCGATGAAATCGTCCACGCTAGCCCACTTGGATACGGTCATGCCGGGGGACACGGTGCGAGTCGGGTCTACAGGATGGCGGCTGTATGCGAGGCTGATGATCTCGTTCTGGGTGAACGTGCGCGTCTCCACATCCCCGTCCGGCAACGCCACGTCAGCCTGCACCGTGTACGTGGAACGGTTCGAGGAATACTCACGAGAACCTTGCGGGAGGAACGTGTAGCCGGCGATGTTGTCCGGCTTGATGTCGCCGCCCGGCACGATGGTATTGCCCGAGCGTGTCCATACGAGAATGTCCAGATACGGTTGCGTGAGGATGCTTTGGGCGATGAAGTGCGCGAACTCACGGTAGCTGAACATGCTGTTAGGCGTGTAGAGCGCCTGCAAAGCCGCAGGTTGCGGATCCATTCGCTCGCCGTCCGCGCCGATGGCGTATGGCACGACCGAGCTGAAACGGTTGGCTATCGCCGTCGTGTATGGAAACAGGTTGTCGAACGTGTCATGGAACGGGATGGCGTTGAAGCCCATGCTCTTCCACCCGTACCCCAACGGTGTCATCTCTCGGCTGGGAGCATCCGCCCTTGACAGCCTGCTTGTGGATACGCCGGCACCGAGCCAACGTAGGAAATTCTCTCGAATGGACATTGCCGACCTCCAAGGTCTTCGTGGCTGATGGTTCACCTCTCGATTCTAGCAACCGCCAGACAAAACTGAGAGGCGATGTTAGATGTTAAGTGTCACAAAAAGGCTGGGTGACTTGGGTGGGTTACTTTGGGGTTTATCTTTTATATACTCTTTTTTTTCTCTTTTTTTCTTAAGAATTTTTGGACAGAGTATGTCGTTACCCAAGTTACCCACATTGACTTAGCCCTACTCTCGTATGCCTTTAGACAGGGTGACTTGGTGGGTGACTTTGGGTGACTTTGCCTCAAGTCCCCTAATGTTTCCTGAACGTTACCTGAAATTCGGGGTCAAAATGGGTAACTTGGGTGATGTAAAAAACCACCTCACCCAATGTCACCCAAAGTCACCTCACCTCGAAACGAACATAAAAAATGTTCATTTGGTGTTACACAACCACGTTCCAAGAAGGCATCTTCGGAGGTCTGTACGCGGATAGGAGCACCGCGTCGGCAAGATCAGGGGATGCGCCGGCCACAGCCTTGAAGTCCGACTTCGACTCGACCGCACGCCTGCCCTGCGCATCCAGCTTCCAGCCACGCCCCGTCAGCTCGGCACACAGGTCCTCAAGCTGAGGCATCGCCGCATTCAAGTTCAATTCATGTCTGGAAATCGAACCGGCGAAATTGAACCACATCTCACTGTTCGCATTCGGATATTTGCGCGGTTCAACGGCCTTCTGCGCGAAATTCACACCCACCACAGGCACGCCCCACTCGCGCAACAGGTCGGTTACGCCGCCACCCACGCCGGTATCGTCCACATGCACGGCGGTCGCGTTCACCTCCACCGCATACGCCTTCACGCGCCGCGCCGTCTCCGGTATCGACGCATGACGCCACGAGTCCACACGCCACACGACATTCCCCCAACAATCGGCCATCGCGGTACGATCGTTGCCATACCGGGCGATATCCACGCCAAGCACATGCGAGGCGCCGGAAGGCGGCGTGTCCGTCAATGCGGCGTCCAACTCGGTACGGCTTATGATCTGGTTGTTCGTCGTGTTGTACGGACGGCCAAGCCATGTGTGTGCGAACTCGGGGGAGCCTTCCGCCGCCTCGACCTGAAGGCGAATCGTGTCGTTCAGCAAGCCGACCGCCTCCATGTCCTTGTACGTCGTATGACAGTAGTAGGTCATCGCCTTGTCACCCGGCGTGGGACTGGACACGAACCGGCGCATCACCGGGTCATCCTCGGTCAGCGGGTTCCATGTGAAGATAAGATACGACCCTTCCTTGCGGATGGTCGGTATAAGCGTCTCCAATGATGGTTTCGTGATGGTCTGCGCTTCCTCCACCCAACAAACGTCCACGCCTTCCGTGCTCTTAATGGTCTGCTCGTTGTTGTGCAGACCCTTGAACATTATGACGCTACCGTTATCATGCCGAATCTCGTCACGGGTCACGGTGAACCCGGCCAGCCCGTACCCGTCGATAAGGTCCACGAGAAGCCGTTGCACGGATTCCGTGATGCTGTTCTGGAACTCACGGGTGCATAGGACACGGGTGCATGTCATCGAGCAACGTAGCAGAATGCTTATCGCGGCCGTCGTAGACTTGCCGGACGAACGACCCCCGCTCAACGCATAATACCGGTACGGTGATGTTTCCTCGCCTTGCAGATACCAGAACAAAGGCCGAAACGGTTTCGGCACTTTCAAGCGCTTCTCCATATTGCCTCCAGAGAATGTTGAAGCCCGTCGTCCAGCGGCCTGAAGCCAAGGCTGGAAGGCGGGCTTTCCTACTATCGATTCTAGTCGAGCAACAGCCGAACAAGATCATCCAACGTCATGCACACGAGCTGTTCGCCCATACGTTCCGGGGTCATTCCGATTCCACGACGTTTGACCACGGCCACGCCGCACAGGGCCCCGTAATGCCCTGCCTCCGTCCTGGCTTCGCGTAGGTATTGCGGGATGCGTAGCGTGGACTCGTTCTTGCATTCCACGGCGACAAGGCTACCGGCCCTCGTATGGACGTTTCCCACGTCGCCCCTATCCTTGGAGCCACCCATAGGTATACGTTCCACAGCGGGCTGATTCAGGGCCTTTTTGAGGTAATCCACGGTCGCCTGTTCGAAACTACTCCCCGCACGCTTCGCGGATGTACGGTTTCTGGACATTCCTGTGCTCCGTTTCCTTCACATGATCAAGCATGTTGAAATAGCCATAATACGTGTTGCCGCATGAGCACGTGTATGCGATAGTGTCTCCGAACACCTGCTCATGGTCGATGTGATGCCCCATTGTCCTACTCCTGTTCGAATATCCGCAGACCGCATGTGCGGCCATCCTTCACCCTCAAGGTTAGGACACCTGGGTTACTGTACTCGCCGTTCGAACGGGTCAACCAGTCAGAACCGCATTCCAAGGCGGGACACCCGTATATGACGCGCCCACGGCTTTCCTGCACGGTCAGATGGTGGAAGTGGCCGTGTATGACGGTCGTCGCGTCACGATAGATCGTGTCACGGATGCCGCCCGCCTGTTGCGCCACCCAATCTCCCAGCTTCGTGACCTTCTTCGCGTAATGGCCGTGAAGCATGGCGATATGAACGCCATCCACCTCCAAGGCTAGACCGTGCGCCAACGGCTGTTCGGTCAATACCGTGACACGCTCCCTGAAACCACCATCCAATAGTTCGATGGCGTCACCGATGGTCCTGATCAGAGCCACACCCCAATCGCCTACACCGTTCACCTGACCGTTCGCCAAACGTTCCTCGCCATGATTGGAGCGGACGCCTGCCAACGTGAGATGAGCGCATAATGGTGCGAGCGTGGTCACGTATTCCATGAGGATACGCCCGGCCACACGCAATTGTTCGGATTGCGGCAAATCGTTCGTGCTCGCCTGGGACGTGGACGTGTGATTGTTCGTGCCCTCGCAGATGTCCCCGAGATCAGCCACCACGATTTCACGCGGACGCTCACGCTCACACAACGCCTTCAATTGTCCAAGAATGTTCTCACACCGTTCGACAAGCTCCATCGTCCCACCGTAAGCCTCCCCCGCCTTGCCGGTCTGCATGTCAGCCAGACAGACGATAAGAGGCAGACCCTCGCACGGCGCGTCATGCACCGGCTCCACGCCCTTGAACGGCGCGGCCAGCCAAGCGGCCACCGCATCATCCTTGTTCCGCTTATGAAAACCGAAGTAGATGCTGCGCTTGTCATCATCGTCGGTATGACACCAGATTTTCTTCGACCCGGCATCCAGACACCATTCGGCCGGATCCAATCCAGCCAAGCGCAACAGGTCATCGTCGTTCCCGATAAGCGACGTGGACACGAGACCCGTCGCCGCTGTGCCGTTGGTCGCACCCATCTCCACGTGCGGCCGGTATTCCGGCTTCAGACGATTATTCGCCTCACGGGTCGCATCCTTCTTCAACTGCGACTGGAGATCCTCAAGACTCATGGACTGCCCCTTCCAAACGACGCCTGAGACTACGCAACGACCCGTCCGTCGTGTCCAGTCCGTTCGCCTTCAACACGCGCAACAGGCTGGACACAGAATAGGACGGGTCGATAATCAGCGACGTGAAATCCTCCCACGCGATATCGTTCGACTCACACCACCGCCGATACCTGAAGTCGGCGTCCGTGCGGGCCATGTCATCCTCCACTTGGGTTTTCAATGTTTTGAAGTCAATCATTTCTCAATCTCCTTACTGTCATCCGGGAACTCGACCGTGATCTGAGGCGGGGCGGCAACCGATACGGCCTGTTCCACCGCCTGCAACGGGCGCCCGTCGATACGGTCGGACAGTTTCTCGATGGCGTCGATACGCGCCTTGCCTTCCAGCATCATCGCGTCTTTGATGGCGGTCAAAGCCATCATCTGCGCCGTGGTCAACCCGTCTTTTTTGGCCTCTTCGTCCAACTGCGCGGCTGTCATGCGAAAGTATCTGCGCAACTGTTCCGGGTATGAGTCGGCCGGATTCCAACGACCGGTGCGGTTGATGGTCCACGGCCTGTCGCCAAACCCGCCCTTGCCGGTGGGATTGGCATTATATTTCTGCTGATGCTTGCTTTTGACCGGCATACGCGCCTCCAATCAGATAAGCCGTCCACTCTCTAGGATACTTGGAGAATGGACGGCGTGGACATTTACTCTTCGGCGGCGAGACGCTGCCAGTCAACACCGGACAGCCTCAACGTCCGCAACGCCTCCAGTCCGGCTTCCACCGCTTTGATTTTGGCGGACGGCAAGTTTGCCAGCGGGTTCGTGGATGCTATCAGCGGGAACCCGTCAAGCTCCAGTTTCACGTCGTCCCAATCCCATGTCGCGCTTCCGGCCGGGCATGGTACCGGAATCCACTCGTGCGGTCGTAGCTGAATGAACCGGTGGCCTGTGACTGTGTAGTATTCACCGAGACCGGTCGGCTCGTTCTCGCATGCGGTGTCCACGATGCTGAGGGCGTGCGCGGCCGTGATGTTCAGTGCGGCCATCAGTGCTTCAAGGGCCATCGTGTATGTGACCTTGCCTGAGTCGGAGACCCCTTCCGAGCTTGGCCTCCACTCGGAAACGTCCACGCCGTCATCCAGTCCTTCCCATTCGATTTCGCACAGTGCGGGGAGAGGCGAGCCAGGGAACGGCGCATACGAATCATCGCCGGTCAGGTGGATACTCTCACGGTCGAGCCGGTTCGGGATGATTACCGTGAAGACGTTTTGTCCCTGACCGCTTTTCACGCCGTCGTGCAGAATCTTCACGGTGCGGATGCCGGTTGGCGAGTCGGTGTCGTAGCACCATGCGGACAAGGTGGTTCCTTCAAGGTCGAGTCGGTAGCATCCCACGTAACCGTCCGGTTCGACCATGATACATATGGCGCGGTCCAAGTCGCGGGCATCCTGCTTGTGCTCCCAGTCGAGCGTGTTGTAGGGCTGGTGGAACGTGACGCCGCAATACCGGTCATCCCGTCCTTTGATGGTGAGCGTGCCGTCCTGGTCGATTGACCAGTTTCCCGCATAAGCGTTCAGATGGAGAGCGCGGTTGGTGTGGGTCATGGGGGTTCCTTTCCTTAGATTACGACGCTGATCAGCGTCTTCCAGAATGTCAGTACTGCGAGGATGAGCAACACCGGAATCGTGATGGCGGTGATGCCCGCCGCCGCGAGCATGAGATAGCTGATGATGGTTCCAATGAAGCGGGCTATCGGGTGATCCTGTTTCATTTCCTTGGTTTCCTTTTCTGTCCGGGGTGCCGGTGTTTCCATACGCGGCAGGCGTTGGAGCACGTGTCGCGGTGCTGTGCGGTGGCCGGTAGGGGCTTGCCGCATACGCTGCACACGTTGCGATCCCCCATGGGGAATGCGGCCATGATGGTTTCGAGTTTCACTTGGTTCACCTCCCTTGCTGACTCCAGTGTAACGCCTTGTAACGACTTATCCCTGTTTTCTCAACAGTTTCCGGCATTGTCTCAAGTCCATCGTGCCCAACCCCATCGGATAGTAGTAGACGCCGCCCCACACACCGGTCGCATGGGTGCGACGCTTCTTGTCCGGTCTCCCCACGCCGTCCCATTCGCCGAACCGGGCGCATTCCGGTTTCACCGGGCATGTCTCGCACGTGGATAACGCCAGTTCAAGTTCGGCGAGGTTCATCGAGTCGGGTACGAACAGATCGGGGTCGAGGTCACGGCATGAGGCGGAGCGTTGCCAGTCGGTTTTCATAGGTTGCCTCCCAGATACGAGAATATCCCGCCATCCAGTGTACGGGTGACGGGATACATGCCTCTGTAGGCGATTCTTTGGGGCTTCTAACGGGCGTTCCGGTTGAAGCCGGACAATGTGTAGTACTTGGTTGCCATGAGCTTGCTGAGAGCGTCTTTGAAGCTCTGCGGAATAGGCTTGCGCCGCCAATTTCGGTCAAGGGTCGTGAATTCCATTGTGGGTTCCTTTCCTGTTATCACAGATTCCAATTGTCAGGGACGGCCTGCAATACCCAATCAGGGGTGAAGCCCTCACCGTCCTGGCTGTGGGACATGTAGCGGGTTTCCATGTATCGTTCGCGGACGGGCGCGCCGGTGGTCGGGTAGGTGATTTTCTCCACCATGTCCCTGACGCCTTCACCATCCGCATCCTCCACCCATCGCCGGTCGAGAAGCTGCCTGAGTTGGATGGACCCGTTCGGCAGCGTGCTCCGGCGTGGATAGTCCGGCATGGTGCGCATGAACGCTTTCCTATCCTGTGTCATTGTGGGTTTCCTTTCCTTGGGTTGACGGTTACGAGTGTAACACCTTCACCGTCGTACGCAAACAGCCTTCCCGAAACCGCCACATAAGGAGACGGGTGACTTGGGTGGGTTACATTGTGGTTCCTACTATATATATATTTTTTCTTGCCAATTTTCCTTGAAAACGTATGGAAGAGAGTGGATGGTTAACCAAGTCACCCGATATGCTCTAACGCCTTGCATACGTAGGTCTGACCTTGGGTGACTTGGTGGGTAACATTGATGTTCGGGGTGACTTCACATGTCACCCGATTATGTGATGGAATTGTAAAGGGTGACTTGAAGTCACCCGAAGGTGACATCACCCCGCTATCATGGGACATGTCACCCCAACCAGAAAGGAATTCACATGAACACCGAAATCACCACCACCGGCACCAAAGAGGCCGCCGTGGAAGACAATGACACGTCACGCAAGCCGAAAAAACTCACAGACAGCCAGCTTCTCGACTGGTACGAAGACACGTTTCGTGGGCTTGTGGACGATACCACGGGCGCATTGCTCGCGGTCGGAAGGGATCGTTGGATTGCAAGCCCGGTCTCCGATGACGCCGCGGGCCTCCTGTATTCACAGGCGGTCAAACTCGGACGCGCCGAAACCGGATACCTGCCCACACCGAACGCCATCAAGTCCGCCATCGCCGGTTTCAAAGCCGGAAGCGGCGATTGGCCGGTACACCCAATCCCCTACCGCATGACCCGAGTGGGAGACGAAATCTGGGTGGACGGTGGCCAGCCGCGCGAACATGACCGCACGGTGTGGCATATCACCCCCGACATCATCGAGGAGCTGGAACGGCCCGCTCAAGGCGTCGTGTTCCGTCGCTCACGTCGCACCGCGCCCATGCCCCGTCCCGACCTCGATGTGGACTGGGAGCGGAGCATGGCGGATTACGTGAAGCTGTTCCCCGGCTTCAACGAAACGCAGGTAAAGCTGTCTTGGCTGTGGGACGCCTACTGCTACGCGCATCCCAGCGAGAAAATCCCCATCAAGAACCTGTCCGGCCCGGCTGGATATGGCAAGTCGTCCGTAATGGACACCGATATCCTTCTCGTTGACAACGCACTCGCCGTCAAGGGCGCCAACCGTGGCGTTCGCCTCCGTGAGAAATGCGATGATGATGATTTGGCCTCCGTGGCGGCGCAAAGCTATCTCGCCGCATTCGACAACTTGAGCAACGTGACCGAACACAGCGATCTGCTCACCAGCTTCAGCACGGGCGGCACGCTCGCCAAGAGGCAGCTGTACACGGATACGGAGATGGCTAGCGTCACGATGCTCAAACCCACGATTCTGACAGCCATCACGTTGCGCGGCGTCGGTGCCGACCTTGCCAGCCGGTTCATCGAAATCACCGCAGAACACAAGCCGCCGTACAACGCGAACTGGGAATCGTGGCGGGACGGTCTCATTCCAGGCATCCTCGGCGGCATGTTGCGGTACGTGCAGACCATGCTTACGTTCGAGAAGACCGTGCCAAACCCGTCCGTGTCCACCCGTGTCGCCGCATTCAGCCACTGGGTGTACGCCTACGACAAGCTAACCGGCGAAGACCTGCTCACCCAGTACGTCGCCAGCACCAAGGACTCCCAACTCGATAACGCCGACGCCTCCACCGCCGTGCTCATCATGGTGGACATGGCCCAAGAAGGAGCGTTCACGGAAAACGACACGTGGACCATGGGGGACTTGTTGACCGCCATGAAGCAACGTCAGCTTGGCAACATCGACAAGTACGGCGGCAACCTTCCGAACAGTCCGAAGGGACTGGGGGACAGCCTCACCCGCAACATGGACGCCCTGCTTCTGTACGGCATCCAGATCGAGAAGACCGGCCGCAAGCTACACGGCCGTCCGACCCGTCGCATCGTCTACACGGAACCGGTGGACGTTGCCGAACCCGCCATGGACACGGTGCCGGCCACGACCGCCTCACAGTCCGTCTGGGACATCTAAGGTGTCACACTAGGGGTGTGGTCAATCACCCGGCCACACCCACATTCACATAAGGAGAATCACAATGCTGTTCACATGCGCCGCACCAGAATACATGGCCGAAGGCTGGAGGGTCATACCGCTACCACCTAAAGACAAGTTCCCGCCACGCAAAGGCTACACAGGCTACGACGGCAAAGACCCCGACCGTGAGACCGTGCTTCACTGGTTCGAATCCGACATGAAGTGGCGCGGAAATGCGGGCTTCAATCTGGCCGTCGTACTGCCGGAAGACATCATCGCCCTAGACCTTGACTCGCCGGACGGACACCGGGTCAAGGAAGACGGCGTTAAGACCATCAAGGCTCTGGAAAGCGAACTCGGGGCACTGCCGCAGACCGTCACCAGTTGCCACGGCAACCCGGACAATCCGTACCGGCATCGCCTGTACCGGGTGCCTGCCGGACTGCACTTCGACGCCGTTGGAGGAGGCGTTGACACGATACAGCACTCGCACCGCTACCTGTGCGCATGGCCTTCCGTCCATCCGTCCGGCGAACGCTACGAATGGTATGCGGCGGACGGTTCGCGCCTCGGCCGCGTCCCCACACGTGATGATATCGCACCGCTACCGCAAGCGTGGCTGGAGCGCATGAAGACAAAGCCCGCGAAGCCGCGTGAAACGCCGTCAGGCCCCATGCCGCTCCTATCGTCGGACGCCGGCCGTAACGGCCGTTGCAAGGCAGTACAGACGGTGATGGACAAGTATATTGCCGACCCGACCTATGGGAAGTCCAGCCGACATGACGGGTTCTGCAAGCTCGCCATGGTGTTGGCCGGCATGGAGGCGGAAGGCCATCACGGCGCATGGGATACGGCGCTCGGACTGGGGGATGGGTTCGTGTCCATGGTCGCGCCGGAACGCAAGAGCGAGTCGGTGGCCACATCCGAACGTGACGGGATTCTGAAGTCCGCGTGGGACAAGTTCGGCGGCGCGGGCGGCGGAGAGGATCCGTGCGTGACGTACCGGCGTGAGAAGCCGCGTCGCCGGTTCAAGCCCGTCCATACCGGCTCGTTCTAGAAATGTGTAGATAATGTGTCGAAGCCCCTGACTTTGTGTCGGGGCTTTCCATACCCGCTATATTGGAAACCGTCAACAGGAAGTTGACACCACCCACAGAAAGGAACCCACAATGCACATCGCAAGCGGAAACTGGTACGCGGTCGCCGGACCCACCCAGTACCTTCTTGGAAGCGACGAAGTGAAAACCTACGCGAAGGCGGACACCATGTACAAGGTGGCCGGCGAACGCTTCCAGGGCGAAGTCATCCTACCCGGCGCTGTACTGCTGTCCGACCCGAAACCATACGCCGGGGACGCCTACCGCATTGAAATCACGCCGTTGAAACCGTTCACCCCGGACCTTTGTTCGGACGGTGAACGACATACGGTCGTACACATGCCATACGGGACGTTCAAGGCCGAAACCGGTGTCGTAATGTCAAGCCCCATCGTTGTCATGGGCGACGGCCTGACCATGAACGCCGCACAGCTTGCCTCCTACTTCAATGCGGACGGAAGCCATAACGACAAGTGGAACGATGAGGTCGGCGAAGACGACATCGACTGGAAGATCTAGCATCCACGTCAAGAAACACTGAAGCCCGACCGGGGAACCCAATAAAACCGGTCGGGCTTTAGCATTCATCACCCAATACGAGGGAGGCGTAAGGAGACCGCCTGCAACCTCTGTTTCCCGATTATAGCAGAAACACCAGATAATATCCGCACAAGGTGTTACACTGGTAAGTGCCAACCCAATAAACATCAAGGAGCAACCCCATGTTGACCGACATCATCCACACCATCACCTACACACTCGACACCAAGGTGCTGCCACCATACGACGCCGACACCGACTGGACCAAGGCGGAAGCATACCGGTACAGCAGCATCGATGGAATCACCGACCACGGGTATATCCAAGGCGACGTTTTCCACGGCGCCTATCTCGGAGACGCACCGGCAAGCGAAGCCATCCGCACCGGACGCACCTATTACGCTCTCTCCGCACACGAAACATACCTCCACCCCGACAACCTATGGCTCCACGACGAAAACGTGGCGCTCATCGGATACAAGGATGGCGTCATCGAAGTAGACCATCTGGTATTCATCGACTGCGGCCTGTGCCTCACCGAGCATGAAACCGAAACCGGTATCCTCGACCGGTTCTGTAACAATGTGGGCAAAGTCAACGCCGGCGTCGACTGGTACCGGCTATTCGAAGATGATGACGCCTTCCAGCGTTTCATGAAAGGATTAGAACATTGAGTAAGACACGCAAGCCGCCGCTACGAATGATATTCGACAAATGCCCGACATGTGACCCGGCTTCCAAGGCGTATCTGGATGCCGGACGCGATTGGGCCATGAAGCACGGCACGTTCGCCATGATCGTACCGCCCGGCTCCAGTTTGAGAGGCGAACTCACCCGTCAACACAAACTACAACCGCCGTTCGCCGAATACGACGGCCACGCCGCAAAGGACATGAACCAGCTATGAACCATACGATAAGAAACAGCATCATCGCCGGGCTTATCGCCGGATATGCCATCACCGTCATACAGGTGTCGGACGGTCCGGCTCACGTCTTCGAAAACGCCCGCGCATGGTGGCGGGAACACATGACAGTCGGACACTTGGACACGCTAGCAGATTGCGGTTGGTGCGCCGCCCCCTACGTCACATTGCCAGTGTTTCTTGCCGTAACCGCCATCCTAAGAGGCGAACGGCGTAAGACGGTACAAACAGTAGGGTACGCCACCGCAACAGCCCTAGCGGCGTTCCTACGGCATGAAGCCGACCGGTATTAAAGCCACCGAAAAAAAAAC